ACAGCAGTATTCATTAATCTAATATAGTTCTCTTGTGCTGTATGATTTCTTCTAATCTTAAATTTCATTTGTGATATAATAGGACCACCGTCAATACTATTATCTATTTCGTGTAAAGTTACACCACTATATTTTTCACCATTATATAATTGAATAAAGTTAGTATGACAACCTCTATACTTAGGCAATAAACTAAAATGTAAATTAAAAAGTTTCTTCGATTTAAAGTTTTCTATTTTAATAATTTTATCAAACTCTACTGAGAAAAATAATAAGTCTTCTTCATTATAACAATCTTCTAAACTACCAACACCATAATAATTTTTTAATAGATACTTTTTAAAAGAAGGTTGCCAACCATCATTAACATCATCATCTGAGTTAGGTATACCTATCAATTCATGTTTAGGATAATTGTTTTTTAAATACTTGTGTACGTCAACAGCACACTGATTTTTGCCAGCTATTGCTATTTTCATTACATTAAACCTTTCTTTATTCGCCATAAATCATTATTAGGTTTTACATCACCTTGTAAAGCTTTAATAACATTATATGCTTCTGCCACTCTAAATTCAGTAGATTTTAATTGACACATAGTTAAAAAGTAAACATGACTTTTTATTTCTTTCATATTAGGATAGTAAGGTCTATCTATTTGTTTAAGATTTTTTTCACTCAAATAAGAGCCTGCGTTAGGTCCTGTTACAACAGCAGGTATACCTACTGTAATTGCTTCTAAAGAAGCAATACTATTATAAGTTACTATACAATGATACTTACCTGATTTTAATTGATCTTGTACAGTATATTTTGTTCTTTGATCTCTACCTACTTTAGGTCTAATTTCAATAGGTCTATCTGTATATGATTTGATTTCTTCAATTAAATCATTTGTAAATTTTTCAGCACTGCCACCGAAATGATTGAAAACTTTTTGACTAGGTGGCACAACTAATATTGTTTTACCACGTTTTGCTTGATATGGTTTCCATTTATTAAAATCAACACCATGTACGTCTTTAAATCTTTCTTCTAGCCAATACCTTGCGTCTATTCTTTTTAGATGGTCTTTTATTCTTTGTTGTACTTCAAACATTTGTAAATGATGTAAAGTCTGTAAGTTATTATAAGCAACTCTATGCCATATTTTAGTTATCTCATTACCAAAATAACCTGTGTCAATATACATGTAATCTATATTATTTTTAATACATTCTTTTATATGAGGTGATTTACCTAATCCTCTAAACACACATGGTCTATCATCTTTTTTTAAATCTAATTGTTCGTCTGGCATGTAAACACCATTAGTAGCAATTACAAAATCATAGATATATGGGTCATATCTATTTTTACCTTTTAAAAATCTATCGTTTGCTTTAGCAGTAGACCAGTCAACACAACGCCAACTAGGTTTGCCTTTATTTACATGTGGTAAACTTTCATCCATTTAATTCATCCAATATTTGTTTTCTAACTCTAATCCAATATTCGCCATTTTTTATCTCATTTAAATTCCAGTGAGCATAACCTAAATCATTTAGCCATTGTTGTCTTTCAGGTATTACAGGTTTTTCTATCATATTTAGTTTACCACAATTCATAGGGGCAAGGTAACTTGTTTCATTACATACAAATAAAGGTTTGCCTTCTATTATCGCTGGTGCGCCAGCACTTGAAGTAAACACTACTACAGCATAACTTTTTTTTATTTGTTCTAACAAGTCAGGAAAATTAAATTTAGGACTATGAATTGTTATCTTATGATTACCACTAGCAAACTCACTTAATTTTTGATAGTCTGCCATATATTGAGGATAACCTGATGATTTATGTTGTCTTATGACAATAGGTTTATCTGTATGTTTTCTTAATTCTAAGGCAGTTTCTATTGCCCAATCAGCAGCATTTACACCTAAACCAGAATAGCCAGCACTACCTCTATTACAACAAATATAAATTTGTTCGCCATTACCCTCATAATCTTTTAATGTAATATTTCTTTCATGTGCTATTCGATCCCACCTTTTACTATCTGATTTTTGATTAAAATATCTAGCAACATTAGGATATATTTTACCATAAGCAATTCTGACATAAGTTTCTTTAGGATCCTGATGATGTTTAGAGTAAGCTACTAAAACATCACTATCAAACATCCATATTCTACCATCGTCTTTGTGTTTATCAAATACACTAATTCTTAAATCTAAACCAGGTCTTAATGGTTTAACTTCTTTTCTACTGTCAGGATTTTGAAAGTTAAAAATTAAACTATGTGTTGTATCTATCATGTCAGGTTTATTATGATAAACAACTTTTTCTATATCAGGATCTTTTTGTAAAGGTACACCGAATACGTTTAATAAACTTTGTTTATAACCAAAGTCAACAGTCGTTGTTGTGTATATTGCTAAACTAGGACGCTTCATTAAATATCAATAGTTGTTGTCTCGTTAAAATGGTCAAACCATTGTTTACTATAACCACAATCTTTATATTCTTTAAAGTATGGTCCGCCTTTTGTATAATGTAAATTTTTTACACCTTCTTTTTCTTCATAGCCAGGCTCATCTACTAACCAGTTCCACTCTAATGGTATATCACCTATCAAGTCGTCATTCTCTAGCCATTTGAATTGATGAAGTTGTAATCCTGTTGCTGAATTTACATAGTCAGGTGTTAGTGATTTACACTTATCACAATTCATTAACATAACACTTGACCAGTTTTTCTTAACATATTTTGTTTGTACAGCACCTAAAAACTTTTTCTCTTCTTGTGGCTGATAGTCATGTTTAGCAACTTGAACAGCATACTTCTCGTCTCTCAAACGCCATATTTCTGCTACATCACCTAACATTAACTGGTCACAATCTAAAAATAATGCCCAACCTTGATAGTTCATAAGGTGTGGTACAATAAATCTACTGAAAGAAAAGTCTGTTGATTCTATACTACTTCTTTCTCTTATAAAACTATCTTTAATATTAGGTAGATAAATTGGTGTTATAGCAACAGGTCTTGTACTATGTTTTAATATACTATAAGACAATACATTAAACGCCACTTTTTCATTCTTATCATAACCTATAAAAACATTAATCATTATATATCCGTCCTTACAATATGTTTTCTTAACTCTTTTACAAAAAACTCTATCTTATCTATGTACTCAATTAAACTTTTGTCTGTTATATACTTTTCTTTTTCTTTTAACTTATCATAATCTTTCAATGGTATTGTTACCGTTGATTGTTCATTTTCATAAGTCATATCGTGCTCATGTGTGTCTCTATTATAATTATCATCACTCATATTATTTTGCCTTATCGTTTACAAATTGTCCTACTGTTTCTCTCTTAATATCATTATGGTCAAATTCTGCCCAATACAATTCAAAAGCAACACCGTCTTCCATACCTACAAATTGATGAAATACTCCTGGTTTTACTCTCATAAAATCACCAGGATTTAACACTGTCTCATCTATTAAATCATAATCATTTTGCCATACTAAAACTTTCATCTTACCTGATTCTACATAGAAACCGTTCCACTTAAATTCGTGTTTATGTTTAGAACAGGCAACGTCTTTTTTATATTCTATTCTATGAAACTCTAACACACCGTTGGCATGTATGAGTTCAGTTTGTCCCCAAATTTTCCCTGCCTTCATTTTAACATTTCTCCTGTGTCTTTTCTTTTTTTACCTTTTAAGTGGTCGCAATATTCACTCATAAAAGTATTCGGCCAGGGATTGCCGACTTTATCAATCCTAGGCGCTAAGTTGTGTGTCTTAATACCATGTAGATATTTTTTTCTAACACAATCCCACACATAACTATCGTGCCATTCTCTTTCACTATACAATAAGTCTTTTGTATAGTAACGTCTTAAATTATATATAAAACTTTTAGTTACTTCACTTTTTAAATTGTAACCTATAAAACCACATTCACTATAATAAGTAGGTCTATCTATGTAAGATATGGCACAATGTTCAGGTAAAAATTTTTCTATGACTTCTTTTTCTGTAATAGGTTTTTTAAATACAATATCTGCGTCTGCCCAAAATACATAATCATAATCACAATCAAGCATTAAATGTGTCTTAGCAAATACTTTAAAACAAAATCTTATAGCATCATTTTTATAGTTAGTACCTGGTATAATTTTACTATGGTCGTTAGGATCTGTACTGTTTATATTTCTATGTCTGTTTCTTTCAATAAACTCTTTGACTTCAGGATTAGTTTTGTGTATGTCTCTAAAGAAAACATTGTCTTGTGTAGGGTGCCAACCTTCATGGTATACATAAAGATCAAACGGCCAGTTATAGGATTTCATAAACCTATGGGCATAATAATCGTATAACTTTTGATTAAATGTTGTGACTACTGCTATTTTCATAACCTACTTTCTTAATAAAATAACTATCTGCTATATCTGATACAGGATTGCCTACTTTATCTGTATCTAATAACTTCTTCAAGTCAATCTTTGTTTCTTTTACAAATGCCTCATACATCATATTTTTATCTGCGTTGCCTTTACCTGTAGCACCTTTTTTAACAACACTTGGCACAACTGTTTCATAAGGTATTTTTGCTTCTTGTAATCTATATTTGAGTATGCCACAGTTTTCAGCAATTTGAAATATTGCTTGACCTTTACTGCCAAAAGAATAACCTTCGATAAAAACTTTAGGGTTGTATACTTGATTGATAATATCAAATACAAAATCTGAGATATAGGTAAATCTTTGTATAGGTGTTGTCCATTCTTTATGTTCATATCCAATAATATCTTCACTTAATTTACCTATGTATTTCTTTTTGTTAGTTAAAAAGAAAAACATTAATGCCCCATTGTCTATACATACAGCAGGACTTGTTAAACTATAATCAATTCCAATCAGCGTGGTCGTGTCTGTCATCAACTTGTTCCTCATCATCTGTTTCATATCCACAGAAAGGACAAGTAAGAGGTGTTAAATCTTGTACCTCTTCGTCCCATTCTATTGTATATTTAGTCTCACAATTTGAGCAGACTTTTTCTATCTTTTCCATTATAGTTTGAATTTTTTAAACTGATCTTTCTTAACGTCTTGTTTGATACCACCTATAACATAACTTTCTATTTCAGTTTCTTGTGGTGCGTTTTGTAAACTTCGACTATTTAACCAATGGTCTATCCATGGTAATGGGTTAGTTTTTTGTTCATAGACGGCATTTAGACCTATTGATTTCATTCTTCTATTTGCCATGTATTCTACAAACTGGTGTAAAAGTTTTTCTGATAAACCTATCATAGAACCTTTTGAAAACAAATATGTTGCCCAACGTTTCTCTTGTTGTAGTGCGTCATCATACATTTGATAAACTTCTTTCTCACATTCTTTTCTAATCTTTAACATATCTTTATCGTCATTACGGTCATGCCAATTGTTAATAACTGTTTGTGACATAGCAAGGTGTTGACTCTCGTCTCTAGCAATAAATGATATTATCTTAGCAGAACCTTCTAATAGTTTTAGTTCACCAAAAGCAAAACTACAAGCAAATGAAACATAAAATCTTAAACCTTCTAATATGTTTACAGTTACCATAGTTCTATATAAATTTTTCTTTAACTCATACATGTCAACTTTCTTTTTATCAATTGCCCATTGATAACCCATATTAATAAGATTGTCGTATTGTTCAGTTACAGCGTTTGCTCTTTTTTCAATCTTCTCATCTTTTATAATAGTATCAAATACTTCACTAGGATCTGAGTATAAGTTTTTAATTATGTATGTATATGATCTACTATGAATAGTTTCCATAAAGTCCCATGTTACAATGGCACCCTCTAGTTCAGGTAATGAACAGAAAGGTAAAAATGCCATACATGGTCCTCTACCTTGTACACTATCTAACATAGTTTGATATTTTAAATTACTTGTGAATATAAACTTTTGTTGTTCAGATAAATCTTGGAAGTCGTTTCTGTCTTTCTGTAAAGATACTTCTTCAGGTCGCCAAAAATAACCTAATTGTTGCTGTGTTAACTTATCAAAAATAGGATACTTCATTGTATCATATCTTTGTACAGCTAGATCAGGACCAAAAAACATTTGTTGTTTTGTGGCGTCTAAATTTTTATCTTTATTAAATACTGATTTAGTCATCTGTATTTTTTACCTTTACGTTTTCTCTTTCTTTATCTTCATAGAAGTAATCATTACTATCGCCAAACGCCCATTTCTCTTCTTGTTCACAAAAGAAATATCTAGTAGAGACTTGAAAGTCTGGTTTCTTTAATTCTTTAGGTGTTAAACTTTGTTCATACCATAACATTCTATTATTAGGTTGAGCAAAGAATTGACCATTATCTAACTTGCCAAAGTTATGTTGTTTGTGTTCAGACGGTACTTCACTTGTGCCTGTGTTTACACCATTAGGATCACCATGACAACTATCTATTGTAAACAAGTATTCACCGCCTATTGTTTTACCACCTTTTAACATGATTTTTACATCACAATTTTTCAATAATGATTTAGACCACACTTGAATATTGTTACTAAATCCATCCCATAGTTCTAGTGTGCCTAGAGGTAATTGTC